AAAGGGGCATCCAGTGCGACAGGTGACTATGGGGCATCCAGTGCGACAGGCAACTATGGGGCATCCAGTGCGACAGGCTACAAAGGGGCATCCAGTGCGACAGGTGACTATGGGGCATCCAGTGCGACAGGCAACTGTGGGGCATCCAGTGCGACAGGCTACAAGGGAAAGTCGGCAGCAGAAAACCAAAATAGCGTAGCTGTAGCTTGGGGGCCAGAAGCAATGGCAAAAGGTGTAAAAGGATCCACACTTGTCCTTGCGGAATGGAAACGGATTGATAATGATGCATGGTACTGGAAAGAAGAAGCGTGGGAATTCGTAGAATCGTTAATGGTTCGTGTGGATGGAGAAAAAGTAAAAGAAAACACATGGTACACATTAAAGAATGGTGAACTCGTGGAGGTAGAAGATGAATAAAAAAGAATTGTTAGAAGCAACTTTTGAAGAGGAAAACCAGAAAGACAAAGTAATGCTGAAAGATATTCCGGTTGGAGGGAAGTTTGACACAGGCATTGGAAGATTTATTGTCTTGGATCAGAAAGGAGATTGCACAGCGGTTATCACAGAGGGATTATACCATAGCCAAGAAGAATTTGATGGTTATAGTGCGAATTATTCATTATCAAAACTAAGAAAGCATTTTTATAAAGGAATTTATCCGGCATTCTTAGAAGAATTTGGTGACGAGAATCTTTGCTATACACCAGCAAGTCTTATATCGGTTGATATGCAGAAAAAATACGGCTCTATAGATGACAAGGTCAGACCACTGACATTTGAGGAAGCAAGGAAATATAATGACCTGTTGATAAATAAATGGCTGACAAATTGCTACTGGACATGCACACCTTGGAGTACAAAAGAGAGAGGATGTGGGAGCTTAGTAGCGATTGTCACACCGTCCGGTCGCATTGACTACACACGATGCGACTATGGTAAAGGGGCTCGCCCATTCTGCATCCTAAAATCTAACATATTTGCATCTAAAATTGAGGAGGAATAAACAGTGAATAGAAAAGAAGTATTGGAAATCAGAAAGCAGTTCTCACCAGAGAATTGTGCGATCACCCGTATAGCCGGATGCTATGTAGATGGAGAAAAAGAAAAGCGCATGGAAAGAGAAGAAGCGTTTCTTTCACTGCCGGAAGAACAGGCATTTAAGTATTTTGACATCTTTAAAAAGACCTTATCCGGGAAAATCGGAAAGAACCTGTTGAACCTGGAATACAAGCTGAAAGAAAGTAGAAGCAGTGACCCAGAGGGCGAAGAACATGAATTGTTGATGAATCTGAGAGAAAGCAAACTGAGAGACCCGGCATTGTTAGATGAATTCTACGAAAAGATTCTTACATCTTATGACTGCGCTGAGAATTACTACATCATACTTATCCACGCAGTATATGACGTACCGGGAAAGACATCGGACGGAGAAGTGTTGGAAGATGCATCTGAGGAAGTATACGATTTCATTCTTTGTTGCATCTGCCCGGTGAAACTTTCAAAAGCCGGTCTTACTTACAACGGGAAAGATGAACGGATGGAAGAGAGAACCCGTGATTGGGTAGTAGGTATGCCGGACAAAGGATTTCTATTCCCGGCATTTAACGACCGGAAGACGGATGTACATAGCGTACTCTATTACACCCGGAAGTCTGCCGAGGTACAAGAAGAAATGGTTCGAGAGGTACTTGGAATTGATTTGGTTGTATCTGCCGATGGAGAGAAAGATAAATTCGGTAAGTTGTTAAAGGATGTACTTGGAGAAGATGCAGACAGCAAGACCGTGAAAGACATCTTTGAGGGCATATCCGAAGAGATGGAACGCCATGCAGAAGACCCGGAGCCATACAAAATGTGTGAAAACGAACTGAAAAAGATATTCTGTAACAGCGGTGTACCGGATGAAAAGATGGAAATGTTTGAGGATGCTTACCGGGAGAACATCGGGAATGTACCTGTTATGGCAAGTAACATTTGCGACAACAAGGTGGTTAATATCCAGGTTTCAGAGGGGAAGATAACTATCAATGCAGATTTCATCAGTAATCTTGAAATCAAGGAAGTTGACGGAAGAAAATGCATGGTACTGCCAGTAGATTATGTAGAAGTTAACGGAATTTCAACGAAAGCGTAGGTGAGAAAGATGAAATATAAGGTTGGAGATAAGGTAAGAGTAAGAGAAAACTTACCTTTGTATATGAAAGCTCACTGTGTATCTACTTTTAGTCCAGAAACATTGAAGTATAACGGAATGATAGTTACGGTTAGTGAAGTGAAAAAAGATCAATACAAAATTGAAGAGGATAAAGGCTTTTACGATTGGTATGAAGATATGCTTGAACCAGTAGAAGAAATGAGTGCGGAAGAAGCATTGAAAACGTATACGGAATTTTGTAGTGAGCATAGTTGCAATGACTGCCCTATTCAAAAACTCGATACTACTTATTATTGTCCTGATATTAGAAAAGAATATCCAGAAGACGTTGTTAAAGTACTTAAGCAGTGGAAAGCCGACCATGAGAAAAAGCCGATTGAGACAAAATGGGTATGGTATGTGAAAATCATTGAAGCTGATACGCATTTGCTGAAACACGAAGAGCTTTTAGAACTTGATTTCAGTATCCCGATGGATCGGAAAAAAGAAGAAATTCTCAAGAAATACTGTGCTGAACACGATGGAAAATATTATGTAACCGATGAACGTAGATGCGTAGTAAAGGAGTAGCCATGAACACAGGAGAAAAGATAGATTACATGATTCAGTGTTTACAGGTAGCAAAAGGAGAATATGAATACGAAGCTGAACGTTATGCACATGAATGTGCTGAGGATTACGAATGCATTGTGCTTTAGATATTTGTAAACGTGGAGAAAAAACATGAAAGCACCTTGACAATTGAATATTGATGGTTGGAATGGTATAATTTTCGTATAAAGTGTACGGGAGGAAATGCCAATGAGTGAAAAGAAATTGGAGTATAAAATCAGTGAAAAATATTCATCAGAGCTACTTGAAATAAGCACCAAACTTGAACAAATGAGAAGTGGTCGTGTTATCGGAATAAACGGAGCTCAAATGGATGGAAGCTTAGCGCATAACGTAGATCAACTTGAAAAAATGATTACTGATTTGCTAAACAAAATCCAAGAAGGAAAACCAAGTAATGAGAAGATTCTTGGAATGGAAATAAGTTCAAAAATAAAATAAATATTCTTTTACCAACCATCAGTATTCGGTGGTTGGTATTTTTTTACTCATTTTTAAGGAGAAGAGGTGAAGAAATGAAGAAAATATTATGCTTAATTCTGATTTGCATTTTCTTAGTTGGTTGTTCCAAAGATGTTTCAGACAAGAATCGTGAGCCACAAGATGAAATCACATATACCTACGAAGATGTGGACGCAACCATCACTTACATAGATATGCGGAAATGGTTTGCCACTTGTCCTCGCTGGCAGTGGGAAATATCGGTTGAATATGATGGACTGACCTATGAAAATGATGGTTATGCAAGTGGAGCAATGAATCGACCGAGTTTTGCAGACAGTCGAGAGGGCGATTTGATAAGAGCTGAAATAACAAATAAATATGTGAACGGAGAACTGGCAGACCGATATATATCGGAAATTAGGTAAGGAGAAAGGAACGAATTATGAAAACGGTATGGAACGATTGATGTCACTTACGAAAATGCAGATTTGGAAAGAAAAGGGACAATAATATCTGTATGGACGCTAGATAACGTATATGGCAGTTTTGCAAGCTATTCCACCGAAGAAAAAGCGATCAAGGCTATGGAAATGTGCAGAAACAGGTACGCATGGTGCAAAATAAGAAACCACGGAATGAACTCACTCACTATGGCTATGAGTTTTCGGAAAACAGATGAAATAGAACAACTTTTAAAAACGTTTGCGGAGGAAAATATTTTTCAATTCCCGGCAGATGAAGATGTGGAATAAATGTACTGGGTAGACAGAAGCACTGGCGAGATCGTATCTGAAAAAGACAAAAGCAAACCTCTATGGGCATATTATGAATATTTAAGAGGTTACTATTTAGTCAAAAGTGATGTATTAGGATATGCGAAAAGGAAGGGATTGATTAATGGCCGGAGTAAGAGACAAATATCTGAGAGGGGCACATAAAGACATCTACTTCATAAGCGAAGAAGATGAAAAAAAGATGTTGAATGAGTGCCAGAGGATGCGAGGGAACGATCAGCTTGAATTGCTGAAATGGTGCCAAAATGCGAATAATGACTTGTCTGGTATATTGTTCTTCTCGCTTATAACAGGAATCGGATATGACTATATAAGCAAAAGATACTGGATACCGATTGCAAGAAAAGACTTCCAAGGATATCGGAGAAAAGTCTTGGATGAAATGTATAGGTGGATACTTTGGGGAGAACATGACGATGGAAAGATGGCAGAAAGGCTATTCGGAATAAAAAGGCATAAGCACGGGAATACTACCGAAAAGGAGTGATGCGGATGGTAAGAGTTTTTGTGAACGGTAAACAGGTGACAAAAGAAGAACTTTCCAAATATGAAATCCATAACAAGGCGGTAAAAAGGATTCTTTCAGAAAAGTTGACAAAAAATAAGTGATATTTTAGAATTGACCTTGATAGAATCTTGGTCAATTCTTTTTTAATTGAAAGGAGAATTGACATGAAAAAATTAAATGTAGGTTATATGAGAGTGTCTACAGAAGCACAGACCGAAAAGTATGGTCTTGATGTCCAAGAAGACAAGATAAAGGAACTTGCCAAGAAAAGGGGCGTGAAGATAGCCAGATGGTATGTGGACGGGGGATATTCCGGGAGCAATATCCAAAGGCCAAACATACAGAAACTTCTGGAAGATGCAGAAGCCGGAGAAATCCAGGCAGTATACATCTATAAGCTTGATAGAATGAGCCGTGATGTTGTAGATACTCTTACGCTTGTGAGTAAACTCTTGCCAAAATACAATGTAGAGGTGGTGTCAGCTACAGAGGATTTGCGGAATGAGACACCGATGGATCGTGTGATGTTGGGCGTTAATGCAGTCATGGGGCAGTATGAGCGTGAGGTTATCTATATGCGTACAAGAGCCGGTATGGTGGAACGTGTAAAGCGTGGACTGTGGATGGGTGGCGGTACGATACCTTATGGATATAGGTACGACAGGAACGATGGGATATTACATATCATCCCGGAAGAAGCGGAAAAGGTAAAAGCTATCTTTCAGATGTTCCGGGACGGGTATTCGTGTGATAGGATTCAAAGAATTCTCGGGATGCATTCGGAGAAGCTTGTATCGAACATTATTAGGAGAATAGCCTATGTAGGTAAAATACAGTACAAAGGAAGAGTGTACCAAGGTTTACACGAACCGATCATAGACGAAAAACTATTTTACGAAGTACAGGAAGAGATAAAAAAGAGATCCACAAATGCTTATGTAAGCAACAAGCATATGCTTACCGGTTTGTGTTACTGCGGAAAATGTGGCACCAAAATGCGGATGCAGAAGTGGGGAAAGTATACCAAGATAGTATGTTACTCACAGTACAAGGAAAAAGAGCATATATCTAAGACAGGGAACCCTTGCAAGAATAAAAAGGTGCGGGCAGATGTGGTAGAAAAAGAAGTAGAGGACTGCTTTAAACGATTCATCGTTAATGTGGAAGAAAAAGAGAATGAATCTGAAAGCACTAGGAAGATGATAGAAAAAGAGATATCACTAAGCGAAGCAAAGCTGAAACGCCTATACACATTGTATGCAAGCGGTAGCTCTGGTACAGATACGCTTTTTGGTGTTATCCAGGAAGAAGAAAAAACACTGAAAAATCTACAGGAAGAACTAAAGGCAGAAGACATCCGGGAGAAAGCTGGACGGGGAGAAAAAATAGAGAAAATAAAAGAGATGTCCAACGTGTGGGATACACTGACGGATTCCGAGAAAAACAAGGTGCTAAAAGAGTGTGTTGAAAAGGTAGTTATCACAGGAGATGACATAGACATACATTTTAGCATATATTAATAGGTACTTTCTCGTGTTCCAACCATCATCCCAACAGCGGTAGGAAGTAGAGAAAAGGAAGAAAAGACCAAGATTCTATTATATGATTAAGATAATAAAGACGAGAACCGGAAATATAAATATATAGATTAAGAGAAAAAGATTTTGAAAACAATTGAAATCTTTTATTTTTTTACTTGACTAGTGGACACCACTGTGCTATAATAAAGACAGTTAAGAGAGGAACACATCACAGGAGGAAGAAAAATGAAAAAATATGATTTAGTAAAAAGAACGGCAGAAATTAAGTATAAAGATAGAAAAGAAATTGAAGAAGGATGCACGGCTTTTGACGATTCGCCGGAATATATAAAAACATTCGATACACTGGAGGAAGCGAAAAAGGAACTTGCAAAACGTAAAACAGATGTTAGCAAATTTTCTTACCACGGAATGACATTCTACAAGGTTGAAGAGTATGTAATTGAAGAAAATGAATTTGAATATGACGAAGACGAAAGCAAATTTGTACAGACAGATTTTATTGACACATTAGAAAGCACAGAGATGAAAATTGAAGTCGTTGAAATACCTAGCCATGAAACAATAGCGATCTGCTCAAGCCTGGAAGAAGCGGAAGAAGCGGAAGACAATTACGAGGGCGAAAACGAAACATGCATAATGATTTAATAAAGCATTTCAGACGGTCCTTATGTCGGATTCTACGACGGTGGAGAACTTGACGGCACATGTGCACTTAAAGTATCTGAAAACAATATCGAAGAAATGATTGAAGCTGTAAAATCTTACGTAGAAAAAACATACTTAATCGGTGGAAACGTAATGCAATACGGAAACGATAAAGACGAAATCATTATAAGAAACGCGGAAGTGATTGCAATATTGCGATAAAAAAGGAGATAGTAATGGAGAAAGCAAAAAGAAACGTCATGATAAACAAAGCCGGGGGAACATCTGGAAAGAATACAAAGAATTACCGTATTTCTATTCCGGTAGGGATGATAAAGGCACTGGGCGTTACGGAAGATGATAGAAGTGTTGTCCTAGAAGAAAAAGACGGAGTGATAACTATTAAGAAAGAAAAAATGAAAACCATTGGCTAGCGGACACCACTGCGCTATAATAAAGATAGTTAAAGAAGACAAATAAATTTAAGGAGGAAAAGAAGATGAAAAAATATGAATTTACAGGTACGAACGAATTAACGAAAAAAGCATTTACTGTTTACAGTGATAGTAGCTTTACATTCTGGAAGGATGGTGACAGATTTTATTGTTCAGACAATCCGAACAGTGAAAAAGTAGAACTTGGAACCGTTGCGGACGTGATTGAATTTCTCGAACAATTCGCAGACTAGACAAAAACAAATATTCGATAATCAGAATCACAAGAGACACAGCAGAAGAATGCGAAGAAGAGTTTGACGGACAACTTTCTGATGGCGTATTTGAAAATTCAAGGGTTGGATGGTTTGAAGAGATATAAAAGAAAAACAGCACTGATGAACGGCTATTCGTCAAGTGCTGTTTTTAGTAGTTAATGCCTAATTTGTACCATACTTTTACATCATTCTCAAGCATTACTTTCCGATAAGTATAATATCAAAAATATAAAGAAAAGTTAATAAACATAGAGCAACCAAACATTGAAAAAATGTGCATTTTATGGTAAAATATAAGTATCGAAAAAGAAATAAAACTATATAACGGGGACAATGAAATAGCACTTCTGACGGTAAGATGTAATTATCGTGGGAGGTGCTATTTTTATGTATAAAGAAAATATGAATTATGAGAATCAGTAACGGATGATATTTGACATGGTAAATGAGTTCTGGAGGTAGATAGCATGGCAAATCTAAATAGCATTGCTAAGAAGTTACAGAAAGCAATACTGCAAAAAGGATTAGTTGTTAAGATGGGGACAAGTCAGTTTTATTCTGTGGAGCAAAACAGACTTATCACCATGTACATCCTATCTACCAGAGTGTTAGAGCAAAAGAAAAACGGGGAATGGAAATATTATGATTATGAAATTATCCGAACAGCATCACAGATAGAGATTGTAAATTGTTTAAATGATATATGGAGGGCGGTGAAAGAATGATGGAAAACTATACAGAGATACCGGTAGAATTAAACAAACCAGACTCACGGGATATGGAAGAAATGCAGAAGGAACTCATTGACATGATTACAAAGAATGAAAAGCTGAAAGAAAAGAATGAGTATCTGCAAAAAGAGGTAGAAGACGCAAAGGCTGTCGGAGAACGGGCACTGTGCGAAGTACAGGAACTTACTGAAAAAAATAAGAGACTGGTAGAAGAACACAACAGACAGAATGGAACAATACAGGCACTCAACATTGCACTGGATGTCATTACAGACAGATACAGTAACCTTAGAAAGAGGCTATGTAGAACAGGCAAGGACGGTGAGTAGCATGGATGGATATATGGAAGAGGGTGGGTAGATGCCGAAAGGAAAAGATCTCACTCTGAAGCAGAAAGCGTTTGCCGATGAATACATGACTGATTTGAACGGGACAAGAGCGTATAAAGAAGTCTATAAAAATGTGAAAAATGATGCGACAGCAGCAGCAGCAGCTTCGAGATTGTTAAAAAACGTTAAAGTAAAAGCCTATATTGCTGAACGAATGAAAGAGATCCAGACCGAGAAGACAGCCGACCTTGAAGAAGTCATCCGATTCTTTTCATCTGTCATGCGTGGTGAAGTGAAAGATCAGTTTGATTTGGATGCTACTATATCTGACCGCCTGTCTGCCGGGCGTGAACTCATGAGATGGTATGAGAAAGCCAATGGAGAAGAAAAAGATACTGGTGGAATCACAATCATAAATAACATTCCGAAACCGGAGGGCGCAGATGGGGGAGATTAAGCTTACCGATGTGATAGCTCCGGCTTTTTACGGTGTACATTGGGATATCATAGATGGAAAACATACGTATTATGATTTGTTTGGCGGTCGAGGTTCGACTAAATCATCTTTTATCGGTACAGAGATACCACTTGGAATGATGCAAGACGCAGTAAATGGCATACATTCAAATGCGGTAGTGTTCCGAAAAGTCGGGAATACACTAAGAGAATCGGTATTTGAACAAATCGCATGGGGAATAGATGCACTTGGAGCATCGGACGAATGGACATCAAGCCTAAGTCCTATGCAATATGTGTATAAGCCGACAGGACAGAAGATAATCTTCCGTGGATTGGATAAGGCGAAAAAGACAAAATCCATAAAGATTAGCAAAGGATATTTTAAGTATCTGTGGTTTGAGGAATTGGACGAATTTGCCGGAATGGAAGAGGTACGAATGACACAGCAGTCTGTTCTCCGTGGTGGCGAAAAATTCGTTGTTTTCAAATCGTTCAATCCGCCGATCAGTAACAGCAACTGGGCGAATAAGTATGTAGCAGAGCCGAGAGCAGACAGCTTAAGACATAAGAGCGACTATAGATCTGTTCCGGTAGAATGGCTAGGGCAACAATTCATAGATGATGCCGAGTATCTGAAAGAAACAAACCAGAGAGCTTATGAGCATGAATATCTTGGAATCCCTGTAGGACTTGGCACAAATATCTTTGAGCTATTGGAAATTAGAGAGATTACAGATGAAGAGATAAGTAGGATGCAATCTATCTACCAGGGCGAGGACTGGGGATGGTTCCCGGATCCGAAAGCGTTTTTGCGCGTTGCTTATGTTCCAAACCAACAGAAAGTATACGCACTGGATGAATTGGGCGGTTGCAAAATAAGGAACAGCGAGATGGCACGACAGATCAAAGAAAAGGGATATGATGATTGCGCTATCTACTGTGGAGTGGATGAAGAAGAGAGCATTGTTGATTTCCGTGATGCCGGACTTCCGGCACGTAAGGCAATCGTGACACCGGGTAGCCGGAAGTATACGTTTGAGTGGTTGCAATGCCGTACATTGGTGATTGACCCAAGACGGACACCAAGATTGTACAAAGAGGTTATAGAGTATGAGCATGAGCGAGATGGCAATGGTGAAGTGATAGCAGATTATCCGGACGGTAACGACCACTGGATTGATGCATTGAGATATGCTACCAGTCCGATATCTATGAGACGTGGACAGAGTGCTTAGGAAAAGGTGAGTAGATGGGAATTATAGACAAGATAAAGGCGGTGTGGGATAAAGTGTTTAAAACAAACGACGTAAAAAAAATATTCGGAATAGAAACAGGGCGGTCATCTAAGATGGATACTGCCCTGTCGAAGTATAAAGACATGCGATCCGGCATTCCGTATTGGTGTACCGGGAGGATAAAGCCGACAAGGTTTTCAAACGTGATCTGTCGTGAGATAGCGAACCTCACACTGTTCAATGCAGATATACAGATTACAGGAAACGATGAACTGCAAAAGAGATTTGATAGCGTAATGAACACATTACAGGAGAAACAAGAGGAAAGCTGTGCGACCTGTGGAATGATGGTCAAGAGCAATGGTGACGATGTGGAGTTTTTGGATCCGGATTACTTTTTGATTACAGACACCAACACAGACGGGGATGCGTTAGCAGCTATCTTTTTCTCTTACCTTAAGAAAAACGACAAATACTACACAAAAGCTGAGTACCACAGATTTGAAGATGTTGGACTGGAACGTGTATACCATATATCCAGTAAGGCTTTTAAATCTGACAACAAAGATATGATCGGTACAGAGATCACGCTTGACAGGGTAGATGAGTGGAAAGACATTGAGCCGGAAGTGTACGTACATGGGTTAGAATATCCGCTGTTCGTCTACTGGCGAAATCCTTACGCAAATGCGATTGACAAGGAATCTCCACTGACTGTTCCAGCATTTTCGGAATGCATTGAGGAATTGAGATGGCTTGACATTGCATTAAACATGATGGGAGATGAAACGGAAGACAGTAGACATATTACTTACGTACCGCAGATAGCTATTGAATATGCAGACAAGCACTCTATTGAATTGCCAAGATTTATCAAAGGCATCGAAATGGGAGTGAATGAAGGCAGCATCAAAGAGCACGTTCCAACGTTATTAGTAACTGAGCGTGTGGCGGGGATAAACTTCATGCTGTCCATCATTGGATATAAATGCGGATTCTCAAACGGATATTTCTCTTTCGACCAGAATCAAGGCATACAGACAGCAACACAGGTAGAATCTGACGATAGACGTACACTGCATACCATCCAGGCATTCCGAAACATTTTGGACGGAAAGAACCATGATGGAGTACTGCACAGAATCATCTATATCCTGTATGCAGTCGGCACAGCAAACGGAACTATCCCGGCAACGAACTATCAAACAGCATGTGATTTTGAAGACCTCGTATACAACTTAGAGGATGATCGTGCACGGTGGTGGAATTATGTTTTACAGGGCAAGGTTCCGGCATGGATGTATTTTGTGAAATTTGAGAGCATGACCGAAAGTGAAGCGAAAGCAATGATTGAAGAAGCACAGGAACAGAATAAGCCGGACAGTGGATTGTACGAAGAATAGGAAAGAGGTGAACCAAAATGGAATATCTTATCATAGACCCATCAACAAGAAAAATTACAATCCCCAAAAGCGAACAACTTTTTGGAGTGTACGGAGAGGGCAATATAGAGAGAAAATATTTCAAATGCCCGAAAATCGTAGGAGATAATGTCGACCTGTCTGATTGTTACATTTTCGTAAATTACTATACTGCAAAAGGATTGCCGGGGAAATATACCGTAAAAGATGTGAAGGTAGACGGGGAGAATATCATTTTTTCATGGGAACTAAAACAACACATCTTTGATGCAAACGAGGATACATCTATATATTTTGCGGTAGAAGCGAAAAACAAAGATAAAGTAGAAGTGTTCAGAACCAGTCCGGCTACCGGAAAGGCTAAAGAGACGATAGACACGGATACAGAGATTGAAGATACTTACGCCGATGTCATTCTTGACCTTATATCCAGAGTAGACACATTGGAGAAAGAGCCTATTTCCGAAGAGCAGATAGAGAAATCTGTAAAAAGCTATCTGGAAAAGAATCCTATAGAAGAGACGGATCCAACGGTACCAGCATGGGCAAAAGCGGAAGAAAAGCCTACTTATACCGCAGAAGAAGTCGGAGCACTTCCGAGTACGACCGTGATTCCATCGAAACTTTCAGAATTGACAGCGGACGATGAACACGAAACTGTGACAAAGGAAGAGAAACAAGCTTGGAACGCAAAGAGTGACTTTTCAGGAGAATATCGAGATTTACGTGGAAAGCCAGAACTTGCGGAATGGGCGTTGCAAAGCGAAAAGCCGACATATACAGCAGAAGAAGTAGGAGCACTGCCGGACACAACGGAAATCCCGAAAAAGCTGTCCGATCTACAGGATGATTCAGAACACCGTACCGTTACAGGCACAGAGAAGCAGAGTTGGAATGACAAGAGCGATTTTTCCGGCAGCTATGAAGACTTACGAGGAAAGCCAACGATTCCAACAGTACCAACCAATCTTCCAAACCCACAAGCACTAACCATCACCTATGGTGGTACATCTTACGAGTATGATGGTAGTGAAGCACTTGCAATCACAATCGAGACAGGTGGCATCGAAAGAATAGAAAAACTTGCTACAGACACCACAGTAACACTCGAACCTAACAAGCTCTATATCTTCCCGGAGATGGCAAGCAGAGCAGTTGCGGAAGCTGTTGGAAAACCAGACAGCCAACATGGCAGATGAACAGATTCTTGAATATCCAGACTTTGTAGAGAAATGGCAGTCTGGCAAAGAATATGTAGTTGGCAAGCGGTTGGAATACAATGGTATTATCTACAAGGTATTACAAGCCCATACAAGTCAAGAGACATGGACACCGCCAGATGCGCCGTCCTTATTCGCCAAGGTGCTTATTCCAGATAGTAGTACAGTTCCAGAATGGGAACAGCCAGAGAGTACCAATCCTTACAGTAAGGGCGACAAGGTTACACATAATGGCAAGACATGGATTAGCACGGCAGACGGGAATGTCTGGGAACCGGGCGTGTATGGATGGGAAGAGGTATAAGGGGACACGTCAATCCGAAAGATAAATGATAATGTCTGTAAAGGAGGACTAAAAAATGGAACAGATTATTAGTTATGTAAAGCCGGAGTTAATGGTGGTTTCTTTTGCCTTGTATTTTCTTGGGAAATGGATGAAAAATTCAAAGAGAATTAAGGATAAAGACATTCCACTCTCTCTCGGAGGTATTGGAATTATTATTTGCGGAATGTATGTAACAGCAACTTGCGATTTGGACAGCATGAAAAACGTTTTTATGGCACTGTTCACGTCTATAGTACAAGGCATCATGGTAGCCGGACTGAGTACATACGTTAATCAGATTATTAAGCAGATTGGAAAGGACGAATAAGTATGGCAACAAGTACGATTAATATTATTGTTATTTGCGTTTTTCTTCTTTTGGTTACAATAATTCCAAATGGAAAGGATAAGTAATGCTTACGCCGGAATATCTCTTTCATGTGACCGAGGGTGCGGAAAAGATAACATCGGACATGCACAAGAACATCATGGACATGATCGTGGATCGTATAATGGTGCGTATAGGTCGTGGAGAAGATTATCTCCTTACAGCTACGGACAGGTGGCAGATACAGGTGTTGCAAGAATCCGGGTACTTACTGGAAGACATACAAAAAGAGATTGCGGACAAAACGAAGAAGCAAGAGAGCGAGCTGAAAAGCGCATTTGAAGAAGCCGGAATAAAAGCTATCGAGAGAGACGATGCGATATATAGGGCGGTAGGACTATCACCTACGCCCTTATTGCAATCTCCGGCATTGCTCAGAATACTGGAAAGAGATTATAACGCTACGTGTGGAGAATGGAGAAACCTTACACGAACAACGGCAGATGAAGCACAGAAGCTGTTTTTGAAAGAGGTCGACACAGCTTACCGCCTGACATCAAGCGGTGCCGTATCATATACACAAGCCGTCAGAAATGCTGTTGACAGGATTGTAAAGCAAGGTGTCAAGGTTTCGTATCCGTCCGGTAGAGAAATGAGCATTGAATCAGCCACAATGATGACTGTCCGCACAGGGATAAGCCAGTGCGCCGGAGCAATCGCACTAAAACGAATGGAAGAATTGGAATGGGATACCATCTTAGTATCTGCACATGTAGGAGCACGAATTGGTGATGGTGGCAACAATCCAACGAACCACTTTTGGTGGCAAGGGAAATTCTATTCCCGGACAGGCAAAGACAAGAGGTTTCCGGACTTTCGAACATCGACAGGCTACGGAACGGTGACAGGGTTGTGTGGCGTGAACTGCCGACACTCTTTCGGATCGGGTGACGGTGAAAACAATCCGTATGCAGATATCAACCTGTCGAGTGAAGACAATATCAAAGCGGAAGAGCGTGCGAAAAAGCAACGGCTTATGGAAAGACGCATTCGCAACAGCAAGAGAGAGATTCAGAATTTGCAGACTGCTATAGATGCAAGCGGAGATGATAAGCTTAAATTCGAATTGCAACAGATGTACGACCGCAAATCAGCGGTACTCAGACGGCAGAATAAGCAATACCGTGAGTTCTGCAAAGATAATGGTCTTAAAGAATATTCGGAACGTCTACGGGTAGCACAGTGGGATAGGTCACAGGCTGTGAAGTCTGCAAAAGCAGCACAGAGATATATCAATTCAAAGGAAAAGTGAATATGGAACTAATAACACAGATACTTGCTATATGCGGTGCTATATCTGTTGTCGGCGGTGCTGTTGCGGTGCTTTCCGGGTGGTACAAATCATGGAAAGCACCAAAGCAAAAACAGGACAACCGTATAGAACAGATTGAAAAGCGAATAACGAACATTGAAACATCTATCACAGGGATTAATCAGAAACTTGATAACGATTATAAGAACATAAGGAATACGAGGGATGATATGAATCTATTAATGAGAAGTATGTTTAATTTGATCGAAAACAAAATCACAGGGAATAACATTGAGGGTTTAAAAAAAACTCGGGAAGAGCTTGTAAATGCTATGACGGACAAGAAACCAAAGGAATTATGAAAATATACTCTTTTACACGACCAGAACTTGACTATTTTGAATTAGAATGCAACTTCACATCGGATGAATTGAAACTGTTCCGGCTACGTGCTAAAGCTATGCCTTTAGAGGACTGTGCGGAAGAAATGAATGTGAGTGTGTCTACGGTCAAAAGATTGAGTAGAAGAGTAAATAATAAGATCGAAAGGGTGGTATAGGTATGTGGCTTGAAGATGTAAAACCTTGTAAAGCGCACATCGAAGCAACTGGCCAAGAAGTATCGGGCGTACTTGGGTTTGGCGAAATAAATTTTAACGCTGGTTTGATTATTGACGAAAAAGGAAGAAAGAAATATAAGCATGGACATATAGAGTATATTCCTGTTTTTGAAACTGCTGAATTTGTAAAACCTTTTTATGATTTTTCGAATGTCCATACAGAAAAAATAGATTTCCAAGCATATTACGGATCAAGTGCTGGAACTAATATATTTCGCTTAGTTGGAGCAAAACCAATATCTGAAGAAGAGCACAACAAAATTACAGGTACAAATGGATGATTATATGATTGAAAGGGGGATAAAGATATGAACTTCGGAGAAGCCATAAAATGCATGAAAAAAGGAAAGAAAGTTACACGCAATGTATGGAAAGAAAACTTTTTTAATGGGAGAAAACAGTTTATTTTTATTGGAAAAAACAAAGGTTTAACAACGAATACGTTTCTTGCAATTCTACCAGAAGAAGAATGTTTTTCTGACTGCATTATGAGTTACACACGAAAAGGAAGCTTTCAGCCAAACTGGACACCAACACAAGAAGATATGCTTGCGGAAGATTGGGAAATGTATCCGGCAGAGGAAACGGTAGTCGATGAAACGCCGAACATTACGGCAGATGAAATGATTGATCTCAAAAACCGTATTGGGTGGAATATTAAATTTTATTCTACCGGGGAAACAATTATTTCTGAGCACATGAACTATCAAAAACTCTTAACCGGGGCAGAAAGTACATATACGCTGTCGTTTGTTGTACCTAAAAAAAGTCTTGATGGTTTGTCAATGACAAATAAATGCCAAAATGTTATCGTTTCTGGACTTTTATTTAAAGTATATGCTTCTAGGAATATTGCTGACGATAGCATTTGGCTCGTGACTGAAAGTGCCTTATCTGAAAAAGAATTTCACACAATTATAAGATTGGAGAGGTGATTCTATGATACCTAAGATTTTTAAAATAAGCGGATATCTCATAGATCCGACAGGAAGACTTGAACCACATCACATTAAGGCGAAAATGCTTTACGGCTGTGGATTTCCACTTGTAGGACAGCACATTCACGTACAGAAAGCAGAGATTAAGAAGTTGGATGAAAAGCATCCACTCATGAGAGAGAACTGTGATTTGGCAGAATGCGAGAAGTATTTCAATGACGAACCTCCGACAGTGAGCAATAGAAAAGTTGAACCCGGACAGGTGTACAGGCACTTTAAGGGAGAGACAGTAAAAGTCCTGTATATTGCACAGGATAGCGAAATGCCGGGACAGTTCAAGGTAGTTTATGAATGCTCTAATGGCGTGTGGTGCAGACCTTACGGAATGTTTGTTAGCAAAGTAGACAGGAAGAAATACCCGGATGTGAAGCAGAAGTACAGATTTGAGTTAGTGGAGGAATAAATGCAAAAAGTAAATATTCTTGGAACGGAATACGAAATAATTAGAGAAGCGTTTGAAAAAGCAGAAGGGAGAAATTAACAATGACATTTAAAGAAGCGTTTGAAGCAATGAAACACGGAGCAAAAGTGAAACTTCCTGGTTGGAACGGTTACTGGTGCTGGGATAACGACAAGCAGACGATTATGATTCATTGCAGACCAAAGGATTCCGACAAAGGACAGGGAGAAGTTCTTGATATCCGTGAAACGCAGAGAGTAGAATATACTTTCATGCACACACAGAGAGACGATTGGATGGTTGCTGATGAAGAAAATTGCGGTATTCTCGGTGGTCAGTCAACATTTGGATTTGGAGATGCTATCCGTTATCTGAAAAGAGGACTTAAGGTAGCTCGTAAAGGTTGGAATGGTAAAGGAATCTATCTGGAAATGTATTCGCCAGAAGTCAATCTTGAAACTATTGCAGAAGCAGTGCATAACGCATGGTGGGAGGAAAAGAAAAAACAGGGAGTTACAGATCACCCGGATATGATTCCGTATTCTGAACTAAGTGAAGAAGTGAAAGAATACGACAGAGTTACAGCAAGAACAACTATTGAAGCATTCAATTATATGACGCATTCGTTCATATATATTAACACTACTGGATTACAGACAGAAAATCCTTATGCGTCTAAAAATAAAGTGCCGTGGACACCGTCTCAGACAGATATGCTTGCAGAAGACTGGGTATTTGCAGAGTAGGAGGATTAATTATGATTATCACAGGAATGAATCACTTTCAGAGCGTATGTAAAAAGAAACTTGTTGAATGGTACAACAAGAGCGACAAACCTCACAAGGGACCTAATGATGTTCAAACAATTGACTTAAGCAATGTATTTATTGTATGGAGTTGCAAAACTTTACAGAACTATAAATGCCTTGCTTCAACTGACATCAGTGGTGACGGAATCTATGCAGAGTACACATACAACGGGGATAAACAGGAGTTGTACGAAGATGTGTACGGAAAGATTACGAACACCCGTTATACAGAAGAATAAGCGTTGGAAGACTCATGGTAGAGGTATACGATATGCTTTCTTCTATGGTGATGGACTCAGATTTTGCTGACGAAAGAAAAGAAATTCAGAGACAAATTAAAAAGCTTGCAGAGATGTAAAAGGTTTTAAATAACACCTAATGACTCCTGATAAACTCTATCACGGGGGACAAGTTTATGCCCTCTACATTATACAATAAACATGGTGAATCACATAGGACATTTTCTTTTCTTGATACACCTCCTTTCAATAAAGCCTAATAGCGGAATGCTGATTAAAGGGCAGTCAAACGCCCGTTAGGCTTTCCCCTAAGGTTGCGGACTTAGGGAACCGTCATCTTATGTTACCTCCTAAAAATATAAAATGATAAATTTTCATCCCGCAAAGGATAGTGCACAGTATGGTGCATGGATTCATATCCGGCTATCCTTTTTCTGTATAGAGTTAGTTACGGAACAATATGCAGATTGACCGTCAAATAGCCGTAACAGTGGTTGGAACTGTATAGAGGGAACACTTACACCAACCACTAACGGGATATAGTTCAATGGTAGAACAAAAGTCACAATCATCTCTTTGAAAAAAAGACTTATGTCCACGGTTCGATTCCGTGTATCCCGATTACCCCGACAGAGGTTCATCTGTCTGAATCCCTACCGCAGACGAAGCGGTTAATAAGAGACGTTGAGGAGGATATGCAACATGAAAAATATTATTCAGATTATCAAGGATGCTGGTCTTGAAATTACAGATGAGCAGAAAAAGACAATCGAAGATGCAGTGAAAGAGAATTACAAGAGTGTATCTGACTATGATAAGCAGACACGAAAAGTAGAAACTCTGACACAGGAACGTGACAACTTTAAAACACAGTATGAAACAGCGAAAGAGACTTTGGACGGGTTCGAGGGAAAAGACTTCGATGCGATCACAAGAGAACGTGATGAGTGGAAGACGAAAGCTGAGAATGCAGAAAAAGAATGGAAAGACAAGCTTGATGCCAGTGAAAAAGAGTACAACCAGAAGATTGAAGAAAGAGACTTCAATGACGTTCTGACAAAGGCTCTTGCGGGCGAAAAATTCAGTTCTGATTTTGCCAAGACTGGCATTATCAACATGATTAAGGATAAAGGCCTGAAACGTGAGGGCGAAAAGATTCTTGGTCTTGATGATTACATGAAAGAATTGAAAGAATCTCAGAAAGATGCTTTCGTGGCTGATGGTAAGACACCACCAGTATTCACTACACCTACAGAAAAAGGTGGAAGTGAACAGAAAGCAGAGCCGTTTGTTCCTGGAACTGTTTGGTAAAACCATACTGTGAACCGACTATCAATAGGAGATAGCCGTTTACCTTAAAGAATTAAAGGAGAACAAAAATGGCAGAAACAACAAGAATTACATCATTAAACATGCTACTTGACCCAACAGGAAAAATGCTTCTTGCAGAAGAGTACGGAAAGGTCATTGAAAACGTACAGAAGAACACTATTTCTGGAAAAATGAAGAATACCGAACTTTCCGGTGATCCGTCAGCCGGAACCGTAGAAGCAAAACGATTTGCAAATGCGACATCTAAGAATTACGGAACTGCCAGAGGTGCAGCTAAAGGTGATGGAGTAAAAGGAAAGCCGGTTACGATTCCAATTGACGTTGATAAGGAAATCGTAGAAGAGGTCGAACAGAAAGACGTATCTCTTCTCGGAGTAGAGGGACTTATTGCAAAAAGAACAGCAAACCATGCGCTTAGAATGATCGCAGAACTCGACACGGAGTTCTTCAAAGTTGCCGGAACAGATGCGACAGAAGTTGATCTGACAGGTATTACAGCTATTGAGGAACAGGCTGAAACCATGATTCAGCAGTGCGAAACTACCAAGAATGAATATGTGGACGGAGTACCACGTTCTATGATGAACATGATCTGTACACCAAAATTCTACGGAAAAATCCGCACATATCTGGACAAAGTTACAGTGCCGGGTGTTGGCGTGGCTGACGAAGAGTTCTATGCTTATCATGGCGTAAAAACATTCTCATGCGTGCACATGCCGACAGACGTTGACGTGATCGTGATGGTGGATGGAGCTATCGCACAGCCTGTTAAATCCACACCATACAGTGCTGAGAAGATTCCTCTTTCAGAAGCATATGGCATCGAACTCTTTTACCACTACGGAACAAAATCTGTAATGCCTGACCTTATCTTCAAAAACAAGAAAGGTGAGTAAACATGAGACGGTTTGAAGATTTGGAAACAGGAAGAATCTTATCAACCGAGCATGAAACGAGTGCTCAGTTGATGGAAAACAATCCACAAAAATATAAAGAAGTCAGTGACGTAAAGCCAAAGACGAGATCGAATCCAAGAAAGTAGGAAAATTAGGTGAAACACTATGGCGTACACAGATTATAAGTTTTATACAAAAAAATTTTTCGGAAAAACAATTCCAGAAAGCGAATTTCGTGAATATGTAGAACGAGCCAGTGACTGCGTAGACAACTACACGATGGATCGCCTTGTTGATGGGCTTCCAGAAAATGAGCGAGCAGAAACAAAAGTTCAAAAAGCTGTATGTGCAGTAGCTGATGAAATGTACAAGATAGAGCAAGCTAAAAAAGCTTCTATGGATGCCATAGGAACCATACAGAGAGAAGATGGGACGGTCGTAAATAAGACCGTCTCTTCTGTTTCTTCTGGAAATGAAAGCATATCTTACGCTAACGGGAACAGCCAGAGCAATCGGTATACCGTAGCAGCTACCAATGTGCAAGAAGAGAAAAGAATACTTCTCGAAGCAGCGGTTAGCTATCTTTTTAACGTTACCGATGATAACGGAGTGTACTTGCTATATAGAGGAATTTGAACAATGGGAATTATTAAAAGATTATTTTGCAAACACAAAAAGAAAATCCATGCCGGAACGTATCTGGAAGATATCGGAAACGGGATAAAAGAAACAAGACACATATGGAAGTGTGAAAAATGCGGTAAGAAGTTTTATTAACGAGAGGTGGTACCAATGTATGACAAAACCATAACTGTATTCAACAAATATGTGAATCAAAAGGATGAAATATTTTGGTATCCTACCATAATCAAAGGCGTTCAACTCATTGTTGATAAATCTGCAAACATCGAAAAGACAGGACTTGATACGGCTGACACGGCAACACTCCATGTTTTGTATCGCATATTATCCGATGAAAAAGTAGTATCTGACAAAAAGTATCTTGAGCCTAAAAAATGGGCGAAACAGATCAACGATACGCTTGGACATACCGTTACATTTGCAAGCGGTGACTTTTTCATTGAGGGCGAATATGACGAAAGACTGATATCGGATGAAGACTATCAGAGCCGGAGAGACGGTGGCTTTTATGATTATATGAACAAAAATCACGACAATGTATTCTTAATCACCAATGTCGGAACATACACACTTATCCCACATTTTGAGATAGGGGGAAAGTAAATGGCACGTAGCAGAATGTTCCATTTTCCGAACATCTCGATAGTTGAAGCTGACATCAAAGTGAATGTGAATCTTGACCGATTCGAAAAACAATTCCAAGATGCTCAACTCTGGTTAGATGAACAGGTATGGACAGGCACAAAAAAGTATATTCCACAAAGAGACGGGATGTTGATTGATACTACTAGTATGCAGAATGAATCCTTGAAAGGTAGTGGAAAGGTTTATGCCGGATATGGTCCTTACGCAAGATTTTTGTACATGGGAAAAGTCATGGTAGACCAGGAAACAGGTTCACCGTGGGCGAGACCAAAAGCAAAAAAGATCGTGACAGACCGTGATATCCAGTTTTCGAAAGTGCCAAATCCTTTTGCAACAGACCATTGGTTTGATGCTGCTAAAGATGAATTTGGGGATACATGGATAAAAGGAGTGAAGAAACGTGCAGGCGGTGGATAGTAAAAAAACAGTGAAATACGATGTTGACGGATACGACATTGTAACAAATGCACTTAAAGACTTGCTGAATCAGTATCCGGGATTGGAAACCGGAGAAGTGTTTAAATTCTCCACACTCAAAGAAGATGACGGAATGGCGTTCTATCCGGTATCCGGTGCGGTGATTGCACAGGAGAAAAAATCGGTAACAGGCAAGGTGAATCAGCTTTGTAACTACCCGTTTTATATCGTGTACAGGACATCCCGTGATTCTCCAAATACAAAAGCGGATATCAAGGAATTTCTTGATAATGTAGGTAAATGGTTGGAACGACAGAGTGTCGTGATTGATGGCGAAAAACAAAAGCTTTCATCTTACCCAACACTTACAGAAGAACGAAAAATAGAAGAGATTACAAGAATCACACCATCATACCTTGACAAAACTTACGAAAACAATGTGCAAGACTGGGTGATTAGTATGTCTCTTAAATACAGAAATGTATTCACAAGAACTAATTAACCGGACATCAATTGGAGATGTTCGCTGACCGTAAAAAGTTAACGGTAGAAAGGATTTTAATATGGGAAATCTTAGTAGAGAAGCACTCGCACATTATCTGGACTATAGTTTCAAACAGACAGCAGCAAGTGCTACGTGGGAAATCCTTGGTGATGACATCGACGATATGTCGGTTGATCTGAACCCGGATACAGAGACGAAGAAGAACATTCTTGGTCAGACAAAAACGACAGACAATGGATATGAACCGTCTATGGATGCAGATACATACTATGCAAACCCGGACAAAAAGCTGTATCCGAAGATTAGGGATATTGCAATGAAACGATTAAAAGGAGCGGACTGTAAAACACTTATGCTGGAAGTCCTTGTGGAAGATACAAGTGCAGAAAACCACCTTGCATATGTCGAAGAGGTTATGGTAAAACCTCAGTCTTATGGTGGAGATACATCTGGCGTAAACATTCCGTTTAAAGTATCTTCTGACGGTAAGAGAACAGAGGGATATGTAAGTGCTACTTCGCTTGCTTCAGGCAATCCAGAATTCACAGCCGGAACAATCCCACATAGTCTTTCTACAGGAAAAGAAGTACTGTAACGCTTTATTGACAGGAGGAATAATATGAGCAACAAGTTACCAAAAAAAAGAAATGATAGCGAACTGGTTATTAAGATAAATGATGGCCGAGTCAAAATTCCGATCAAAAACCAGTTTGGTGAAACTCTTGGAAGTATAGTGTTCGCACCGACTGACACTAACATTGTTGACAGATACGAAGAAGTCGTTCGATTTTGGAAAAATTACAAGATGCCGGAAGATGACAGCATTGAAGCTGCCAGAAAAGCAGAAAAAGAAATTTCAGAGAAAATGTCTTATCTGATTAATGGAGATGCAGAAAAAGCGTTTTTCCAGGTTCTCGGACCGTTTTCGCCAATGGATGATGGAAGAATTTTCCTCGAAATTGTAATTGACAGTGTTGCAAAAGTCATTGAAACAAAGCTGAACACAAACGTAACAAAGGTACAGCGCCGTGTAAATAAGTATGTGGCCAAGTACCATAACTAATGGATGTCTGGAAACTTCCGAAATCCGTTAACGTAAACGGCAAAGAATATCGAATACGCTCAGATTACAGAGCCGTGTTAGATATTCTTTGTGCTATTAATGATCCCGATATAGTAGCCGGAATGTCAGAGGAAGAAAAAAACTTGGAGATATACACAACGATTCTGGCTATATTCTACGAAGACTTTGATAATCTTCCAATGGAAGACTGGGAAGAAGCTTTAAAGACAGCGAAAGAGTTTATCGACTGCGGATTTAAGGGAGATAAGAAAAAACCGCAACTTATGGATTGGAAAAAAGATGCAAAGATTCTGATTCCGGCCATTAATAAAGTAGCGCATGAGGATATTCGTGAGAAAGAGTACTTACATTGGTGGACGTTCATGGGACTTTTCATGGAGATTGGAGAATCTCTGTTCAGTACAATAACTAACATTCGTGAAAAAGTCTCGAAAGGGAAGAAATTGGATAGTTGGGAAAAAGAATTCTATTCTAGCAACAAAGAACTTGTTGACCTTAAAGCGACACCAGAGCGAAGCGAAGAAGAAAAAAAAGAATTAAGAAGAGTATTCGGACTCTTAAATAATTAACCGGGTATCATGTGGAGATACCCGCTGACCGCAAATATTTAGCGGTAGAAAGGACAATACATGACAGAAGATGGAAGTATTGTTATTAACACAAAAATCAGAACTGATGGCATAAAGGCGGGTACCGCAGAAATTGAAGCGGGAGTGCATCGGGCAGCAGACAGAGTAAATACATTGGGAAGTAATGTAAAAAAGACTCTTAATAACCAGATAGATTCTTTTGTGAAGCTAAATGATGAGTACAGTACGCAGAAACAAAAAGTAGAATCCTTACGGCAAAAGGTAGCTGCTTATGCGAATCAACGGATTCCGACTACGGAATACAAAGAGATAACAGCACAGATTGAACAAGCACAGGAAAAGCTCAATCGACTTAACGATGCAAAAGAACGTTTCGGAGCTACAGGTGGAAAGGTCAATAGCACATCATATAAGAAAATGCAGTATGACATAGATGAGCTTGCGAACACAATCAAGTATGCAAAGTTAGAACTTGATGATCTGGAGGCATCAGGGAAAGCTTTTATTTCTGGCGTAAATACTAAAGAAGCGCAAGCGGATATGGAAAAGCTGACTGCTGCCGAGAAAAAACTTTCCGATATGCAGAAACAACTGCATACATCGTACCAATCAATAACGGATGCCCATAATTCTTATCTGAATAAGTTGTTAGAAAACGAACGAAAAAACGAACGGAAAATTGCGGAAATTAATGGAAAACTTGAAGAAACAAGGGCGAAAGAAGTTGAAGCAGCCGTAGAAGCAAATCGGCTAAAGGCTATCGGTGATAATGCAAAAGTCGGAAGTAAGAGAATCGTAAATCTTAATAGTGAATTAGAGAGATTACAAGCAAGACAGAACGAACTGAAATCTGCGGGTATTGGAAGTGGATATAAAGAATTTGATTCGAACACAAGACGTATAGCGAAGATTAACGAAACGCTTAGGAAATATCAGGATGAATTAAAAAAGACAACAAAAGAAGAGGGGAGATTTGGAGTAGCCGGTGGAAAGATTGCCGGAAATATGAAAAAGACCGAAAAATCAGTTGATAACGCAAGATTTAGTATGTCACGGATGATAAAAACAGGCTTACTAATGAACATTGTAATGCGGGCGTTTTCGGGAGTAATGAGTGGAATCAAGGCCGGATTTGATAACTTGGCTCAGTATTCTAACGGAACCAATAGTTGTTTATCTGTTTTGTGGGGAAGCCTTATCAGATTACAAAATTCACTTGCTACAGCTTTCAATCCGATACTAACCGTTATCACACCGATACTGTCACGATTCATTGACCTTATCAGCACAGCCATAACTTATGTAGGGATGTTTTTCGGGTATCTTGCCGGGAATAAAACATACACAAAGGCACTGGCAGTACAAAAAAATTATGCTGCCAGTCTGGACAAGACCGCCAAGTCTACGAAGAAAGCCACAAAAGCAGCGAAAGACTACCTGTCACCGCTCGATGAAATTAATCGGTACACAACAAATAAGGATACCGACACAACACCGTCTGGATCTGATGTAAACGGAACACCGATCAGCAAAATGTTTGAAGAAGTTCCGATAGATGCACCGCCGATTTTTGAAAAAATCAAGGATGTACTGGGGCAGATATTCCAACCATTTAAAGAAGCGTGGGAACGTGAGGGAAAGAACACGATTGATGCTGCTAAGTATGCATTGTCGGAGCTTGGAGCACTGGCAAAGAGTGTCGGCAGTAGTATGTTGGAAGTCTGGACGAATGGTACAGGCACACAGATACTGTCTACCATGTTACAGATCGCACAGGGACTGCTTACAACGGTCGGGAATATCGCAAGGCAATTAGATATAGCTTGGAATAAAAACGCCGTAGGAACGGCCATTATACAGGCTATAGCAGATGCTTTCCAAAAGGTACTTGATATCATCAATCGTCTTGTGTGGGATACGGCTCAGTGGGCGGGATCTTTGGACTTTTACCCGTTACTTAATTCGATTAAGAATCTGTTTGAATCTATGTCACCGCTGATAGAAGCTATTGGAAGTTTCTTAGAAAGACTGTATACGAATATCATTTTACCAATGCTTAAGTTCTTGATAGAAAATGGACTTCCGTTCCTTATTAATCTACTTGCGGGTTTGTTTGATTTTCTCGGAGAGCATCAATGGATTATAGATGCCATTGGAGCTGCACTGCTTGGAGCCTTTGTATCATCGAAGATATCACCTCTTGTACTTGGAATAAGAAGTGCCATTACAAGTCTTATAGGCGTATTCACTGGTGCCGGGGGATTATCTGGAGCAATTTCTATGATCGTTACGGCTTTCGATAGATTTGCAGTTGCTTCAAATGTAATACCTATTGCCATTGCGTTAGCTGTTGCAGCTATTGTATTAATAATCACTCACTGGGATCAGCTTAAAGCTGCAATGTCGAAACTTATGGACTGGATAAAAGGAGTATTTTCCGTTGATTGGAATGCTCAACTCGGAGTATTGGGAGAGGGAATAGAAGTTTTATTAAGTACCGTAAAAGGTATTTTTAACAGTATAAAGCAGATATGTTCTGGATTCATTACATTCTTAAAAGGAGCATTTACAGGAAATATAGATATGGCACTAAAAGGAGTTTTGGGTATATTACGTGGAGTTGCTAATTTGGTTTTTTCGATATTCAAAACCCCAGTCAATGAGGTTATTGCTTTGTTTAATGCAATGGGACAGACGATTGTCAAAGCGATTAATAATCTGATTGATGGATTGAATCATATTAAGGTGCCGGATTGGGTTCCAGGTATCGGTGGTAAAGGAATCAATCTTTCTCATGCGAACTTCAGGAGGGTTCCTTACCTTGCACAGGGCGCAGTTATTCCGGCCGGAAATCCGTTCTTGGCGGTTCTTGGTGACCAGACAAGAGGAAACAACTTG